TACAAATAATAGGAGATGGAGGTCCTATATTTCTTAATACAAATAAAGAAATACATTTAGGAACTACTAGTCAAGTTTTATTTGATATTGGTCCTGTTGGAAGTAAAGATCCTCAAAATAAGTTGTTAATCAACAGTCCTAGAATTGAATTTGGTATTCCAAACAGTAATGCTCCTTTATTAAAATTAGAACCCGTAGTTAAATCAGAACAATTAGTTTTAGTTTTAGAAAAAATGTTACAAATTTTAGAAGATAGTGTTGTAAGTCCTGATGTAAATAGAACAAAAGGTGAAATTTCTAATTTAAAACAAGAAATGTATAAAATAAAAAGTCAAATTACATATACCATTTAATGTCAACTATAAATCAATTAAAAACGTTTCAGACGGGAAGTATATCAGCTTTTAGTGTTACTAAAACTGTTGTAAGAACATTTCCCACACCAAACTCAAATTCCCCTAATAAATTAACTGAAACTATTAGTCAGTTAACTTTAAAATCAAATGAAATTAGTAGTTTTTTGAGTGAAGCGAATATTGATGGAGGAAATAAACCGTTTAGTATTTTAGAATTTGCTAAAAATTTAGTTACAAAACAAGAAGAACAACCAAAAACAGAAAATAGTTTAATAGCAGATCCAAATCCTCTTACTAGTAAATTAAAACAACAACAAAAACAAATAATAGATACTATAGTACAAAATTATATTAAATCAGGTAAATTATTAAATATATTAGAAAATAATCTTAATAAAATTCTAGAAAATACTCCTGTAAATTTTGTAAGTATAGAAAATGGGCAAATAGTAGCTCAACCTATTCAAAGTAAAGAATTGGACACAGCCGTTCAAAATATACAAACCACAGTAGACACAGTTGTTAACTCAGTAGATAGATATGTTCGTCGTGTTTATAATACAGATCCTATTCTTAGTTTAGAACAATTCAAAAAGAATATTAGTTTAAATAAATTAGTAGATATAATTGACAAAGTAATTGCTATTAAAGCAGAAATACTTATGTTAAAAATTAAAATAAGAAAAGCTAGAGACTTATCAGCTGCGGCAGCTGCATTAGCTCAACCTATTCCTAATGCTCCTTTAGCAGCAGAATATACAGAACGAGCAACACAGTATACAGCTAATGAAATAAGTCAAATACTTGATTTACATGAAGCTAGTTTAATTATTACTGATTTAAAAAAACAAATAACGTTTTATGGAGAAAAATATGAGTCTACTAAAAATAAATTATTAAATATAAAAGGAACAATAGATGCTTTACAATCACAAGTATTTAAAAAAGCTTTAAACCAAATAAATAACCAACTAACCGGTTCTTATAATCAACTTACTGGATCTTTAGAAACTAAGATTAGTATGATAACAGGATCAATATAAAAAATTTTATTAATCAATATTTATACCAATATGAACAGTACAGAAAAATTAGTTAAAATAATTCAAGAAGTAGTTCGCAAAGAAATTCGTTTAGCTCTTAAAGAAGAATTAGGTAATAAGTCTACCATAAAGGAGTCTTATAACCCCACAATTGAAAATATTAAACGAGCTCCAAAACCAAAACCAACAGGAAATAATTTACAAGATATTTTAAATGAAACTGCTTATGAAGGTGAATGGAGAACTTTAGGAGGAGGAACATTTGATTCAAATCATGCTTCTACTTTCGGTTGGCAACAGCAAATGATGAATGAATATGGAGGAGGAAATGTTCCCGTAGCTAAAGGAATAGAAGGTTTTATTCAACAAAATAACAATGGCGCTCAAGATATTAGACAAGTACAAGTAAATAGTGTACCGGATTTTAGTGCTATGATGACTACCATGAAAAATAAAGGATTATTATAATGTTAGTAAATAGACCTGTATATTCTTATAAAAATAATTATCCATCTCCGACTAACCAAAGGTCAATAGGGATAAGTGTGATTTTTCAAACTCCACAGGTTTTTAATAGTACTTTTACAACTCAAGATCAAACAAAAAATCAATTAATAAATTTTATTCTTACTGATCCTGGAGAAAGATTTTTTAATCCTAACTTTGGAAGCGGAATAAGAGCAGTATTATTTCAACAAGATACAGATTTTGAAGGTCTTGAAGTTACACTAGCCGAAAAAATTGAAAATTTTGTTCAAAATATAAAAGTAAATAATATAAATATTGTTGAGGGAGAATCAAATCAAATAAATATATTAATAAATTATAGTATAAATAACATTCAAGATACATTAACCATAAATTTAGATAACGAAACATTATAATGTCTATACAATATTTAAATAAAGATTTTAGTCAACTACAACAAGCATTAGTTAATTATATAAAAAATAATTATCAAAATTATACGGACTTTGGACCAAGTTCACCTGGAAATATGTTTGTTGATTTGTCTGCTTATGTAGGAGACATTTTAAGTTTTTATACTGACACTCAAGTTCAAGAAACTTTACTTTTAGAAGCAAAAGAGTTTAAAAATATTTTACCTATTGCTTATAGTTTAGGATATAGTCCTAAAGTTACTAGACCAAGTTCGGTAGTTCTTGACGTGTATCAATTAATGCCCTCTGACGCTTCAGCAGGGTACGCGCCTGATTGGAGGTACACGTTAAGAATACCCGAAAATTCACAAATTCAAAGTACTTCTCAACCGAGTATATCATTTTTAACTGAAAATTTAGTAGATTTTGGTTATAGTAGTAGTTTTGATCCTACAAATGTAAGTGTATATAGTTATTATAACAACACTAGTAATCCTTTATTTTATATTTTAAAGAAACAAGTTAGAGCTTTTAGTGGACAAGTTAAAACAGCCAATTTTACTTTTACTAATGCTGAACAATTTCAACAAGTAGTTTTAAATGATACTAATATTGTTCAAATTGTTGAAGCGGTAGATAGTGATGGAAATACTTGGTATGAAGTGCCTTATTTAGCTCAAGACACAATTATAGATAAAACTTATAATATTAGTGTTTACGAACCAAATTATTCTCAATATAATGATCAAGCTCCTTTTATGTTGAGATTAAAAAAAGTAAATAAAAGATTTACAGCTCAATTTTTAGATAGTGATAGTTTACAAATTAGTTTTGGAGCCGGCACAACAGGAAAAGATAGTGAGTTGATTATTCCTAACCCAGATAACGTTGGTTTAGGTATACAAGATGGAATTAGTGCTTTCAATACAGCTTTTGATCCTTCAAACTTTTTCTTTACAAATGAATATGGTCAATCACCAGTAAATACTACTATTACTTTTACATATATTGTAGGTGGAGGAGCTCAAAGTAATGTTCCTGCCAATGATATTAATATTAATCAACAAGTAAATCCTCAAATAGATTCTTATGGATTAAATTCAACCGCTGTTCAGACTGTAGTAAATAGTGTTAGATTTAATAATATTATTGGTGCTACTGGTGGAGGTCCTGGAGATTCTATAGAAGAGATAAGATTAAATGCCTTAGCAAACTTTCCTACTCAATTAAGAAACGTTACTAAAAGTGATTATTTAGTAAGAATTCTTAGTATGCCTAGTGAATTTGGTTACATAAGTAAAGCATATGTAGTTCAAGATTTAAATTTAAATGCTGATAGAGATAATACTCAAAGTATAGTTAATATGAATCCACTAGCATTAAGTGCTTATGTTTTAAGTACAAATACTGATGGTAAATTAACAACTGCAAACCAAGCTGTTAAACAAAATTTAAAAACATATTTAAGTCAATATAAAATGTTAACAGATGCTGTAACAATTAAAGATGCTTTTTATGTTAACATTGGAATTAATTTTGAAATTCAAGTACTACAAGGATTTAATGCTCAACAAGTACTAATTGGATGTATTGAAGCTTTAAAAACTTTCTTTAGTATAAATAAATGGAGTATAAATCAACCTATTATTTTAAGTCAAGTAGAAAATTGTATTAGTTGTGGTAATGTAAATGGAGTTGCAGCAGTTAAAAATATAGAATTTGTAAATAAAGCAGGTGGACTTTATAGTCCTTATACTTATGATTTACAAGGAGCTACATTAGGTGGAATTATTTATCCTAGTTTAGATCCTATGATTTTTGAAATTAGATACCCTGATAATGATATTT